GACGCCCATTTTGCCGTCTCTCTCCATATCCAACACCTCCGCCGCACATCTGCGCGAAGAATGCAGGCATCAGGTCAGAAATGGCAGGAGGGGGACGGCGTCGCGCTTACATTCAACAGAACGACAATCAAAATGAAGCGTGGCATCAAGTTGATGCCCCGCAAAGTGCAGGCGGCGTCTCACCCCTCTATAATTCGGCCTTCAGATTAGAGTGTCGGCCTGTCTTGGTCAGGAACTTCCCAAGGATCATCCAAATTCATAAGAGCGTACCGATCGCCGTCATGCCCTGCTTTCGGCAAGAAGGTCATCAAGCCGACTTCAAAGATTAGTCCCTTGTCCTTGGCATGTTGCTGGCGGAAAAAGCCAAAGTGGGTAAGATACCCAAGCATTTCTAACTCTTGGCACAACTCGGCGATGCGAACTGAGTAATCTAGACGCTGGGTCTGTGTGCTGATTCCCCAAATGCCGTCCAAATCACCAATCCAGTCGGAAATAGTCGTTGCTTGCCGCAATGCATCGTCTGCCTGAATAGCCGATGTATCAAAAGCAAATGCATGCCACTCTCGGTTGCGGGAAAAGAAATCGTTTGCACTACGAATGGGTGATGTCGGGACCAACGTTGTTTTTCGCAACGATCGCGTAAGTTCCTCCTCGAGGCGTTTTTCTTGCTCTGGGGTCGGCTTTGAAAACACAGCTACGTCGAACCCGAGAGCACGCGCTAGACTTCGAAGCGTCTGCTCACTCGGAACGTGGCGACCACTCTCTACCTTCTCGACGGTACGAGTTGTCAGCCCTGCCGCATCAGCAAGGTTTTCTTGCGTCCATCCGAGAGTTTTGCGGATGAACCTGCTTCGATCCGCGATGTATTTTGCATCAGTATCCATAGTTTCCATCAGATCACTCCTTTTTGCTGATGGGAAGACATTCGCACACCGCATGGTTTGCGTCCCCGAACGGTACCCGAACACATGCCCACCACCCGCGAAGCCATCCTCACCGCGCTGCAGGCGCGGCTGCAGCCGCTTGCCGCCCTTGTGCTGCGCGACGAGGTTCTGCCCGAACGGATCCCCGCAGCGGGGCTGATCATCCTGCGCGATGGCCAGCCGGGCGAACCGGAGGTGACGCTGTCGCCCCTGCGCTACCACTACCAGCACCGCGCCGAGCTGGAGGTCGTTATCCAAGCTCCGAATGGCAGGGCCACGGCCCTCGACACCATGATCGCAGCCATCGGCACCGCGCTGGAGGCTGACCGGACGCTCGGCGGTCTCTGCGACTGGGTTGAACCCGAAGCCCCGGCCTCGGTCGACCTGCCCATCGAGGGCGCAGCAGCGCTGAAGGCGGCGGTGATCACTGTCGTTTTGCACTACTCCACCCCCGGCCCCCTGGCCTGACACCCCCAACATCGAGGAGACCCCCATGGCACGTGCGCAAGGCGCGCGGGCGCAGATGGCGCTTGCGTATGAGACGGTTTACGGCACTCCGCCGGTCAGCGGGTTCCGGCTGATGCCCTTCGCCCGGACGACGCTGGGATCGGAACAGCCTCTGCTGGAGTCCGAACTGCTGGGATATGGCCGCGATCCTCTGGCCCCGATCAAGGATGCGGTCACCGCCGATGGCGAGGTGGTGATCCCAATCGATGTCGAGGCGTTCGGGTTCTGGCTGAAGGCGGCCTTCGGTCAGCCGACCACCACCGGCACCACGCCGAAGACCCACACCTTCCAGTCGGGCAACTGGACCCTGCCCAGCATGGCCATTGAAACCGCCATGCCCGAGGTGCCACGGTTTGCGATGTATTCGGGCTGCGTCCTCGATCAGTTGACCTGGCAGATGCAACGCTCCGGCCTGCTGACGGCCACTGCTCGCCTCATCGCTCAAGGCGAAACCATCGCCGCAGCGACGGCCGCTGGCACGCCCACCGCGCTGGGCCTGCAACGCTTCGGGCATTTCAACGGCACTGTGAAGCGCAACGGCAGCAGCTTGGGCAACGTGGTCTCGGCCGAGATCACCTATTCGAACAACCTCGACCGTATCGAGACCATCCGCGGCGATGGCCGGATCGATGGGGCCGACCCGACCATGGCCGCGTTGACCGGCCGGATCGAGGTGCGGTTTTCCGACACGGCGCTGGTCGCCCAAGCCATCGACGGCACGCCCTGCGAGCTGGAGTTCAACTACAGCCTCGGGGCCAACGCGAGCTTCACCTTCACCGCGCACGCCGTCTACCTGCCGATCCCCCGGATCGAGATTTCCGGGCCCCAGGGCGTGCAGGCCAGCTTCGACTGGCAGGCGGCCACGGCCACCAGCCCGGCCCGCATGTGCACCGCAATCCTGATCAATGACATGGAGGACTATTGATGATCCGTCTGAACCTCACCGCCACCCCCGAATGGTTGACCCTCGCCCCGGGCCTGCGCCTGCTGGTCGCACCTCTGACCACCGCCCTGATGGTCTCGGCCCGCGCCGACGCCGCCATTGAGGCATTGCCCGAAGATGCCAGCCAGGAAGATTTGGCGCTCGCCATGGCCAAATCTGTCGCCCGTCGCGCCGTTCTGGATTGGAAGGGTGTCGGCGATGACGCGGGCAACATCGTGCCCGTTTCGCCCGAGGGCATCGACGCCCTGCTGGAAATCTGGCCCGTCTTCGAGGCGTTCCAGACGCAATATGTGGCCAAGGGTCTGATCCTGGACGCGGAAAAAAACGCCTCCGCGCCCTTGCCGAATGGTCCTTCGGTGGGGGCGACCGGTACTGCGCGGCCTGTGCGGGACCCTGCCCCGACTGCCCCGCAAGACTGAACCGACCGCAAACGCCGGACGGCTGGCAGGTGTGGGACCTGGTCGGCCGCCTTGGCGGGCAGCTGCGGGTATCGCCCGGCGCGGTCTTGGGTTGGGATATGGGTGCGGCCCTCGCCATGGCGCAGGCGCTGGGCGTGAACACCCTGATCGCCGCCGAACTGCTGCCCGAGATCGAGGCAGTGATGGTGCGCAAGCTCAACGAACAGATGGAAGGAAGCCGTGATGGCTGAAAAACGCGTATCCGTCCGCCTCGTCGCGGAAGGCGGCCGCCAGGTGCGCGCCGAACTTGATGGTGTGGGCGCGGCGGGCGCGCGCGGCTTTGGGCGGCTTTCGCGCGAAATGGACATGGCCAATGCCCGGGTCGCCGCTTTCGCCCGCCGCGCCACACTGGCGGCCGCCGCCGCCACAGCCGCACTCGCCGCCGCCGGGGCCGCGATGATTCGCTCCGGCCTGCAAACGGTGGATGCCCAAGCCAAACTCGCGGCCTCACTCGACACGACAGTAGCCAGCATCCAGGTGTTGGAACGCGCGGGCGATCTGGCGGGCGTGTCGATGGGTCAGGTCGAACAGGCCACCGTGCAGTTGACGCGGCGGCTGTCACAGGCGGCGGCGGGGACCGGACCAGCCGTAGACGCCCTGCGCCGCCTGCGGCTTTCAGCCGAAGACCTGCAGCGCATGCCCCTCGACCAGCGTATCGCCGCCATTCAGGAAGCGCTGGGCCAGTTTGTCCCCGAGGCCGAACGCGCGGCTGTGGCCTCGCAGCTTTTCGGCGATCGGGCCGCGCTGGTATTCACCCGGATCGACACAGCCACCTTGCGGCAGGCGACGCAGGACGTGCACGATTTCGGGGTGGTGGTATCCGATCAGGATGCCGCCCAGATCGAGCGCACCAATGACGCAATCTCGCGACTGGGGCTGATCTGGCGCGGTGTTTCGAACCAGCTGGCGGTGGCGGCCGCCCCGGCGCTTGAGGCGGTGGCCAATGCGCTGGCCGCTGTCGCGCGCACCAGCGGGCCGGTGGGGATCGCGATCCGGACGCTGTTCGACAATATCGGGCGGCTGACCACCTATGCGGCGACCTTCGCAAGCCTCATGGCAGGGCGCTGGGTGGCGGGCATGGCGGCGGCCGCGCTGTCGGTGCGGGGCCTCGCGACGGCGCTGGTCGTCCTGCGCGGCGCGCTGATCCGCACCGGAATTGGCGCTTTGATCGTGGGTGCTGGTGAGCTGGTTTATCAATTCACCAGGCTGGTCGCCGGGGCGGGCGGCGTGGGAGAGGCGTTTCGCCTGCTGGGCGATCTCGCCAAGGAAGTCTGGTCGCGCATGGGACTGGCGCTGGACGGTGCGCTGGCGCGCATGGCGGCAGGCCGGGAGCGGCTGAAGGCGGCGGGGCTTTCGGCGCTGGAGGGCACGATTGCGGGCGTGGTCAGCTTCGGCGACCGGACGGCGGCGATCTTCCAGGGGGCCTATGATGCGGCGGTGGCGATCTGGGGCAGCTTGCCCGGTGCCATTGGTGATTTCGCGTTTCAGGCGGCGAACGGGCTGATCTCCGGCGTCGAGGCGATGCTGAATGGCGTGGTCACCCGGATCAACAATTTCATCAACGGGCTGAACGCCGCACTCGCGCTGCTGCCAGAATGGGCAACCGGCGAGGGTGGGGTCCGGATCGGCACGCTGGATCCTGTGGGCCTCGCGCGGATCGGCAACCCGTTTGAAGGCGCAGCCGAGGCTGCCGGTGCCGCCGCTGCTGATGCCTTTTCAGCCGCGCTGTCGCGCACCTATCTGGAACCGCCCGATCTCGGTCTTGGCGCGATAGCTGACGACGCGCGCGCCCGCGCCGACGGATATCGCGAAGCGGCCGGGATGCTCGCCGATGCTGCCGGTCGGCCGCTCGCAAGCTGGCAGGCGCTGAAGGATGCCATGACCGGCACCGGAGCGGAGGCCGAAGCCGCATTGGCCGGTGCCGCTGCTGCCGCCAGCGCCCTGGGCGAGGAACTGGACGACACGGGCAGTGCCGCAGGTCGCGCCGGAGCGGCCGGTCGCGCTGCCGGGGCGGCAACCGCAGAGGGCGCAGACACCGCCCTGACTGGCTGGGCGGCCGTCACAGCAGCACTGGCAGATTACGCCGCCAAGGCCCGCGAGATCGGCGGCGATATCGGCAATGCGCTGGTCAGTGCCTTCCAGAGCGCCGAGAACGCCGTGGCCACATTCGTCAAAACCGGCAAGCTCGACTTCCGCGATCTGGTCACCTCGATGATCGCCGATCTGGCAAGGCTGGCAGCGCGGCGCTTCATTCTAGGACCGATTGCCAATGCACTGTCGGGCGCGCTGGGCGGTGCGGGTAGCTTGTTCGCGAACATCCTGCACGCAGGCGGCATGGTCGGAGCGCCCGGCCCGGGCCGGATGGTGCCAGCACTGGCCTTCGCGGGTGCGCCGCGCATGCATGCAGGTGGCTGGGCTGGGCTGAAACCCGACGAAGTTCCGGCGATCTTGCAGCGCGGTGAGCGAGTGTTGTCGCGGCGAGAAGCCGCTGGCTATGGCCAGTCCAGCGCGCCAGTGGTCAACGTCACCATCATGTCCCGCGACGCCGAAAGCTTCCGGCAATCGCGCACGCAGGTCGCGGCCGACATCGCCCGGGCTGTGTCCCTCGGTCGGAGGGGCATGTGATGGCATTCCACGAGGTGCGATTCCCCGACAACATCAGCCGCGGGGCGCGGGGCGGCCCGGAACGGCGCACGCAAGTGGTGGAGTTGGCGAGCGGCGACGAGGAACGCAATGCCAGCTGGGCGAACAGCCGCCGTCGATATGACGTGGCCTATGGCATCCGGCGTGCCGATGATCTGGCGGCGGTCGTCGCCTTCTTCGAAGCCCGCAACGGCCGCCTGCACGGCTTCCGCTACAAGGACTGGGCCGATTACAAATCGAGCCTGCCGTCGCAGGCGGTCGCGCCAACCGATCAGCAGATCGGCACCGGGACCGGCAGCCAGCATAGCTTCCAGCTGGCGAAGCGCTACACTTCCGGTGCGCAGACATGGGTGCGAACGATTGCCAAGCCCGTCGCCGGAACCGTCCGTGTCGCGCTGGGAATGGTGGAACAGCTGTCGGGTTGGACGGTGGACAGCACCACTGGCCTGATCACCTTCACCACCGCCCCTGCGGGCGGCGTCATCGTCCGCGCTGGCTTCGAATTCGATGTGCCAGTGCGGTTCGACAGCGACACGTTGGACGTGACCCTCGACTTCGAACGGCTCGGTTCGATCACCGCCATCCCCTTGCTGGAGATCCGCAGATGAAAACCCTCTCCCCAGCACTGCTGGCCCATCTCGATGACGGCACCACCACCTTGTCCTGGTGCTGGCGGATTTCGCGCAGCGATGGCGTGGCACTGGGCTTCACCGATCATGATCGCACACTCAGCTTCGATGGCACGGACTTTGAACCCGAAAGCGGGTTTGCCGCGTCAGAAATCCGCGCTGGGTCTGACCTGGCCGTCGATGCGCAGGATGCGACCGGCGTCTTGACCTCGGACCGGATCACGGAAACCGACATTCTCGACGGGCGCTGGGACAATGCGGCGGTGGAACTTTGGCGGGTCAATTGGGCCGACACCAGCCAGCGCGTTCTGCTGCGGCGGGGCGCAGTTGGACAAATCCGGCGCGGGCGGATGGCGTTTGTCGCCGAAGTGCGCAGCCTCGCGCATGTGCTGGGTCAGACAGTCGGGCGGACGTTTCAGGCGGGATGCGATGCTGCACTTGGCGATATGCGCTGTGGCATCGATCTGGAAAACGCAATCTACAAGGGCACGGGCATCGTTACCGATCTGTTGCGTGATCGGGCCTTCATGGCCTCGGGGCTGGCCGGGTTCGATGCGGGCTGGTTCACTTCCGGCACAATTACCTGGACGAGCGGCGCGAACGCCGGGCGCGTCACCGAGGTGCTGTCCCATGGGTTGGCTGATGCAATCGCGACAATGACGCTGCTGGAAGGGCCGGTGCTGCAAATTGCCGAGGGTGACAGCTTCGCCGCGCGTGCAGGCTGCGACAAGCGGATCGCGACCTGCAGCGCGAAGTTCGCCAACACAGCCAATTTCCGGGGTTTTCCTAACATCCCCGGCCAAGATGCTGTGCTGCGCTATGCGAGCCAGGACGGCGGCCATGAAGGGAACGTGCTGTGATGGCTGCTGATCCTACGCTTGTCATTGCCACCGCCAGAAGCTGGCTGGGCACGCCCTACCATGATCAGGCCAGCCTGCTCGGCGTCGGCTGCGATTGCCTCGGCCTCGCGCGCGGCGTCTGGCGCGAGGTTGTCGGCGACGAACCTTTCCCGATCCCGCCTTACAGCCGGGATTGGGGCGAGACCGGTCCGCACGAGGTTCTGGCCGAAGGCGCGCGGGCAATGATGCCGGAGATCGCTCCCTCAGACGCCAGCCCTGGCGCGCTCATCCTGTTCCGCATGGGTCGGAGCACTGCTCCGACGCGCGCCATCGCCAAGCATGTCGGGATCCTGACCGCACCCGACCGTTTCATCCATGCCTATGAACGGCTGGGCGTTGTCGAGGAAGTCCTGACCCCAATTTGGCGGCGGCGCATCGCCTTCGCCTTCCTGTTCCCGCGCTCCAGCAGCAACTGAGATTTTCATCATGGCGACTTTGGTTCTCGGCGCCGTCGGCTCCGCGATTGGCGGCGCATTCGGCGGGGCCATCCTCGGCTTTTCCGGTGCGGCCATCGGCGGCTTCATCGGTTCGACCATCGGATCTGTGGTCGACAACTGGATCGTGTCGTCCCTCGCCCCGGCCCAACGCATCGAGGGTGCGCGGCTCGACAGCCTGCGCATCACGTCCTCGACCGAAGGAGCTGTGATCCCGCGCCTGTTTGGTCGGATGCGGATCGGCGGCAACATCATCTGGGCCACCGATTTTCGCGAGGAGGTCAACACCACCACGCAAGGCGGCGGCAAAGGTAGCGGGCCGAAGGTCAAGACGACCGAATACCTCTACTATGCCAGCTTCGCTGTCGCGCTGTGTGAAGGCGAGATCACGGGTATTGGGCGTGTCTGGGCCGACGGCAAGCCGATGGACATGACCGGCGTGACCTGGCGCTGGTATCCGGGCAACGAGGTGCAAGCCACCGATCCGTTCATCTCGGCCAAGATGGGTGCTGCCAACACGCC